AAGCCAGTCAATGGTCCTTGTTTATAGGTCGTTGGCAGCCACTTCACACCGGACACAAAGAGTTATTTAGACAGGTCATAAACGAAGGCGGTAAAGTCTGCGTAGCAATTAGGGAAGTAGAAGTAAACGAAAAGAATCCATTTTCGGTCAACGATATCATGTTGAACATAGCAAACGAAATGCAAGAGGAAGTATCCGCTGGCAAATTAAGAGTTATTTCTATTCCAGATATATGCTCAGTTGAATTTGGTCGTGGTGTTGGTTACGATATTGTAGAACACGTACCACCACAAGAAATTCATGACATATCTGCGACCAAGATCAGAGAACAAATGAAAGCTGAAGGTAAATTATGATAAAACATCCAACTTACTTTGTAGATATAGACGGTACGCTAATTAAGTACAGGCCTTTCGATCAGATACAAACCGTAGCGCCAGAAGCAATTACTAGTGTCTTGGATTTTATCAAAACAAAGTACGAAGAAGGTAGCCACATTGTAATTACAACTGCAAGACCCTCAGAACTTGAACTATTTACAAAACAAGAACTAGAAAAAATTGGAGTTAATTATCATCAATTAGTAATGGGAATTGGAAGAGGCACAAGATACATAATTAACGATAAAGATCCGCAAGCACCAGAGGTTGATAGAGCCGTTGGTATTAATTTAACACGAAACGAAGGTTTATGATAGATGTAAAAATTAGATACAATACACTTTGCAAGGACAATCACATGTTCTTTAGAATTTTAATTAATGGAATAGAGCACACGTGTTCTAACATTATAGTAGAAATTCCAATGCACACCACAAGAGATTTGGTGTGGGACCCTAATAGAAATGAGATGGTGGACAAACATCATTTTAGCTGTGAAGCTAACGAAGTAGTGTGGAAAGGAGACGTTGTAATAGTAAAATAAAGGATTATGATAGTACAAAGAAAAAGGCACATAGCAAAAACTATTAGCTATAGAATAGTTAGTACAGTGATAGGATTTGGAATCATGTGGGCAGTGACAGGATCAGTGAAAATAGGCGCCGCATTTGGGATAGCAGAATTAGTGTACAAACCAATACAATACTATCTACACGAAAGAATATGGTACAAATGGATCAAGTTTGGTCTAAAGGACTAGAGTTGATTTTTTGAAAAAAAGCGTATATTTATATTTATAAACAAAAACCTAAAAACTTATGTTATTCGGAATCATCATCGTATTAGTAGCAGTAGCAATTGCTATCCTATTAAACAAAGCAAAAATCTCTAAATTAGTAAATCAAGTTGAAGAGGCTGTAGCCCCTGCAATCGAAGAAGTTAAAGAAGTAGTTGAAAAAGCTGCTGAATTGGCTCCTAAGAACGAGACTATCAAAAAAGCAAAAGAAGTAGCTAAAAAAGCTCCGGCAAAGAAGTCAGCAACAAAAAAATCTAAATAAGAATGCAAAAAACATCCCTTAAGCTTTACGAGTATTACAACTTGGAAACCGAATTAAACGGATCAGTAGACGCTCAAAATGGAGAAATTTTATCTACAGGACTTTTGACAGAAAGATTAAAATTGACCAGCAAGTATTGGATCTACGATTTATCTGCTAAAGTGGTTGCAGAAAAAGCGGCCATTGAAAAAATGAAATCTGAATTAGTTCAAAAACACGGAAGCGTTGATGAGCAAGGCAATTTTTCTATTACTAGATTCATTAATGTAGTACGTAACGAAGCAGGCGAATTTGTTTCTGGAGACAACAATCCAAAATATGTAGACTTTCAGAATGACTTCAACACTATTCTTAACGAAGAAAAAGAAATAGAACACAAGCAATTCAAATTGGAAGATTTCGAAAACGTAGAAACCAATAGCATTTACCCAACTTTCTTTAAGTTAATAAACGCAGGAGAATAGCTCCCAAGATAATAAACAACAATCGGCTCGCCCACAGCGGGCCGTTTTTCTTACATATTTATAGCAAATAGAGTTATGGCCAATCAGCTAACACCGGAAGAGTTACAACAAATCAATCTTATTAGAAACGATGCTTTAGAAGTCGCTTCCTTGCTTGGAGAACTAGAATACCAGAAGATGGTAATCGAATTGGACCAAGACGAATTAAGAGCAAAGATCAAAAGAATCAAGATAAAAGAAAAAGAAGTTTTCGAAGAAATCAAAGAGAAATACGGCGACGTCTCCATAAACATTGAAACAGGGGAAATTAGCCAAAGTGTTTTGAACTAAGTATTGATATTTATTACTAGAAAAAAAACGATATAAATGGCCGAAACATTAATTAGCCCAGGAGTCTTTTTACAAGAAAATGACCTTTCGCAAATAACCCAAGGTCCAGTACAAGCCGGAGCCGCTTTATTAGGCCCTACAGTAACTGGTCCAGTTAACATACCTACTTTAGTCACTACTTACTCTCAATACAAGGCTGTGTTTGGAGCTGCTTTCGTTTCTGGAGGTGCTTCTTACGAGTACTTAACTAGTATGGCAGCGTTGAACTACTTTGAACAGGGAGGAAGCTCTTTGTTGGTAACCAGAGTTACTTCAGGATCTTACACTCCTGCAACAGCATCTTTATTAAACAGTTTAGGCACGGTGGCAGTAGTTTTAGAGACGCTTTCTGCTGGATCTATAATGAATAATAACTTTGGCTCTTTGTCAGGTAGCGGAACAGTTAACGGAGCTTTACCAACAGGATCTTCTGCTAACATTCGTTGGGAAGTAACTTCTATGGACAGTGGTTCTGGCATATTCAATTTAATCGTTAGACGCGGTGACGACTATCAAAACAGCAAAACAGTTCTTGAAACATGGAACGGTTTGTCTTTGGATCCTAATCAAAGCAATTATGTTGCTTACGTTATTGGAGATCAAACTCAAACAGTAGCTATAGACGATTTAAGCAATTACTACTTACAAACTACCGGTTCTTATCAAAACAAGAGCAAGTATATAAGAGTTAAAAGTGTTAACACACCAACAGCAGGTTATTTTAATCAGTACGGTCAACCTGCATTGGGCGCTTATACGGCTTCTTTGCCATTGGCTGGATCAGGATCTAACAACGGATCTTTTGGAACTGCTACAGGTCAAATCTTCGGTTCATTCGGAGTAGAACCGGTTAACTTCTTCGAAAACATACCTAGCACTTTGGGCGACGGCAGCGTACCTAATAGAAATATACAGGGCCTAAGAAGCGGAGACTACAACATAGCCATTAATTTGATGGCAAACAAAGACGAGTACGATATCAATGTTTTATACGCACCAGGCATAAACAATATGAATGCGCCTAGTCAAATAACAAATATAGTAAACACGGTTCAAACTCGTGGAGACGCTATCGCAGTTGTTGATATGGTTGGTTACGGTCAATCTATACCGACTGCGACCACGCAAGCAAACAGCTTCGATAACTCTTACGCTGCTACTTACTATCCTTGGTTACAAATTAGATCAAGAGAGACAGGAAAAGTTAATTTCGTTCCAGCTTCTACAATTGTACCAGCGGCTTACGAATACAACGATAGAGTAGCTGCAGAATGGTTTGCACCAGCTGGTTTAAACAGAGGCGCTCTTTCAACAGTATTACAACCAGAAAGAAAGTTAACCTCTTCTGATAGAGACAGATTATATCAAGCGTCTATCAATCCAATCGCTACTTTCCCTGGAGTTGGTACGGTTATCTATGGTCAAAAGACTTTACAACAAAAAGCTTCTGCTTTAGATAGAGTAAACGTAAGAAGATTGCTAATCGCATTAAAATCTTATATCGGTCAAATCGGAGAAGGCATCGTATTCGAGCCTAACACTCAAGTTACTCGTAATAAATTCATAAGTCAAGTTAACCCTTACTTAGAATCAGTACAACAAAGACAAGGATTGTATTCTTTCCAAGTTGTAATGGACGATAGCAATAATACTCCAGACGTAATAGACAGAAATCAATTAGTAGGTTCTATTTACTTGCAACCAACTAAGACTGCAGAATTTATCCAATTAGATTTCAACATTTTACCAACTGGAACAACATTTGGCCAATAATATCAAACACAACAGAAAATGAACGATAATACAATTATTAGAATTAAAGTACCAGCACATTTATACGAGAGTGTAAAGGCTAAGTTAATGATCAAAGAAGACGCTTCTCCATTACAAAAGTTAGAAGAAGCAAAAGCCAAGATCGAAAAGATGATTTCTGAAGCTAAGAAAGTGGACCCTAAAAAAGCTGCTGAAGACAAAAAGAAAGCCGACGAGAAGAAAAAGAAAGAAGCAGAAGCTAAGAAGGTTGCTGACAAAAAAGCTGCTGACAAGAAAAAAGCAGACGAGAAGAAAAAATAAGTAAAGTAATATTTATACTAAATACAACCAAAAATGCCAGTATTAGACCCAAATGAGATCATGTTTACGTCGTTCGAACCCACAGTTTCTAACAGGTTCGTAATGTACATAGACGGCATTCCTTCATATATGATCAAAAAAGCAGACGCTCCTGGCGTTACTTTGAACGAGATCAAAATCGACCACATCAACGTTTACCGCAAGATCAAAGGTAAAGCAGAGTGGAAAGATATGAGTTTGTCATTATACAACCCAATTTCTCCATCAGGCCAACAAGCAGTAATGGAATGGGTACGTTTACACCACGAATCAGTTACCGGTAGAGACGGTTATTCAGATTTTTACAAGAAAGATTTGAATTTATCTATTATCGGTCCAGTTGGTGACGTCGTATCAGAGTGGATTATCAAAGGAGCTTTCATCAAAGAAGCCTCTTTCGGTACCTACGATTGGTCGACTACAGATCCTACAGAATTGACTATCTCAATCGGTATGGACTATTGCGTATTGAACTACTAATCCTAGAAAAACATACAATATTAGAAAGACCGCATCTCACTGCGGTCTTTTTTTGTGTTCGGAAATTTGTTTAATTTATATTTATAAATAAAATATACAGTTTATGGCAGAAAAGTTTACGGTTCCCACCGAAATGATCGACCTTCCTTCGAAAGGTCTTGTTTACCCAAAAGAAAATCCATTGTCCTCAGGAGTAGTCGAAATGAAATACATGACCGCTAGAGAAGAGGACATCTTAACCAATGTGAACCTGTTACGTCAGGGCATCGCTATTGAGAAGATGCTTAAGTCACTTATTAAAAGTCCTATAAACTACGAGGATTTGACCTTGGGCGACATGCATGCGCTTTTGGTCGCAGCTCGTATTTTGGCCTACGGTAAGGAGTACAATTTGAAATACGCTAACCCAAACACTGGTGAATCGGAAACAATTGTGGTTGATTTACAAAAATTAGTCTACAAGAACGTTGATTTGTCTTTGTTTAAAAACGACAACGAGTTAACTTACGAGTTGCCCTTCACAAAGAACACAGTCACTTTCAAGATTCTTACGATCGAAGACGATAAAAAGATCGACGACGAGGCAAAAGGTATCAAAAAAGCATTGGGTCAAGATGCTGGAACTAGTTTAAAATTAAAACACCAGTTGACCTCTATCAACGGAGACAGATCTACTAAAACAGTTAGGGACTTCATCGATTCAGGAGCTTTGTTATCAAGGGACTCAAACCCATTAAGACAGTTCATCGCATCTGTTACTCCGGACATCGAAATGAAAACTATCGTTAGTTTAGCCGACGGTACTGAAACGGAAATCGACGTACCGATGACCGCGGAGTTCTTTTTTCCCGGCAGCGGAATATAGACACACATTTATGACCGAAGTCTTCGAACTTACCTATCACGGTGGCGGAGGCTTTACCTATTCCGAGGTTTGGAACATGGATGTGAATAAGAGACGTTTTAATCTTAAAAAGATCAACGAGTACCTAGAACGCGTAGAAGAGGTAAGAAACGATCAAAATAAGAAAATAACTGATAAAACTGATCCCAGCAAGATTAATATCCCAGAATATGCCAAATCAAAGGGGGAGGAGCCGACCTTTGTTTCCAAAGTAAAATCTAAGTCTTAATATTTATTTGTAGACAATAACTGTACATGGCCAACGAAAATCAAAATACGGGAACCAATACCGGAGGTATTAATGATACCAGCGGTGCTAGAGAGAATATAAAGAATCAGGGAGATTATAACAATATTCTCAATGAATCTAAGAACCTTTTGAAAAAAATGGTGTCGTCTTACGATAGTATACAAGGCAGAATAGAGTCATTAAGTAAAGGCAGCGTTAATCTAAAGCAAATAAATCAAGAGCTATTAAAGGCCAAACAAAAAGATTATATTGTATCTCAAAAATTAGAAGAGTCCCAAAAGCAATTAGTTGCAAGAGGCGGAGATAGATTAGACGGAGCAAAAGAATACTTAAGATCGTTAGAACAAATAGCGAAAGCTAACGAAGAAGACAAAGACGCATTAGAAGATATATCAAAGGCTCTTCTTGCAAATTTAGATGTAGAACAACAAAGTTTTGTTAATTTAAAACTCGCAAACGATCTAAACAAGGATGCTTTACAATACGGTAAAGACAAATTAGCGCAAGAAAAAAGAATTAACGATAGCATAGGAATTAGTGGTAAGCTATTAGGCGGTTTTGCTAAGAAGTTAGGACTTGGTAACGAGATCTACGAAAGTATGGTCGAAAATGCCAAAGATCTAGAAAAAATTGACGGTAAATTATCATTTTTTGATAAGGCTAAATATCTAGGTAAAGCAGGTCTTTCTAGCATAGGAGAATCTTTAAAAGATCCTTTAACCATGTTACCTATTATAGGAACAGCAATAGCAGGAGTTGTTAGTGGGTTTATGAAGTTAGTGGAATTTGCTTTATCGGCCCAAGACAGAACTATTAAATTTGGTCGTGCATTAGGAATGTCTGCTGATAGCGCGGTTAAAGTAAGGAACGAATTTAGTAAAATCGCATTTCAATCGAATAGTATTTTCATTAACTCAGAAAAGTTAATGCAATCCCAAGAAGAATTAACTGGAATTCTTGGAACTAACAATATACTAAGCGGAAAAATATTAGAGACCAACAGCCTATTAAAAGATATTGCAGGTTTAGAAGCAGAAACAAGGGGAGAAATAGTTCAATCGAGCATTATTACCGGAAAATCTGTAGAAGCCACTACAAAATCTGTATTGGCCCAAGTTGTTGGACTACAAAAAGCTACGGGAATTGGATTTAATTTCCAAAAAATACTAAAAGAAGCCTCTAGTTTGGGAGGCTATTTGGGATTATCTTTTGCAAAGTATCCGGACAAACTTACAAAGTCTTTAGTTACCGTTAAAGCAATGGGTCTAGAATTAAAACAACTAGATTCAATGGCGGATTCTTTCTTGGATTTCGAGTCTAGCATATCAAACGAATTCGAAGCTCAACTGTTAACCGGTAAGAACATAAATTTAATGAAAGCAAGAGAGGCTTTCTTAAATAACGATTTGGCAGGAGCCGCAGCAGAAATTACCAGTCAAGTCGGTAGTTCAGGCGATTTCTTAAAGATGAATAGAATTCAAGCAGAGTCTCTTTCAAAAGCCTTCGGAATGAGTAGGGATCAACTTGGAGAAATGTTGAAAAAACAAGAGTTGTTATCAAGAATAGGTGCTAAAGATACGGACAACGCACAAAAACAATTACAAATAGGTCTTCAAAAATTTGGTAATCAAAAAGCTTTAGCAGAAGCGGTTGGAGAAGAGGCTTATAACTCAATGTTAAACGCATCTGCTCAAGAGAAGATCTCTGCTTTCATGGAAAAAATTAAACAGTCGATTGCTGACTTCGTTACAAATTCGCCTTTGATTCCAATGATTGAAAGAGCCATAGATTTTTTAAGCAAACCAAGTAACATACAAAAAATTATTTCTTACGTACAATCAGGATTCGCTTTAATATTCGATATAGTAGGTAAAACTGCGGGAGTGATGATGAAACTCGGCAATTTTTTTGGAGCAGGCATAAGCGAAGATCTTATTAGTACAGTAATGGCCGGAGGAGATTCTATAAGAGCGATGAATTTGTCCGGACCTGTAACCGTAGGAGCAAACAAGGTAAAGAATGAAACAGGAATGTCTTCGCAATCCGCGGCTCCAATGTCGGCGCCTCCAGCAATAGCTCCTGAAAATAAAATGAATATATTGGTTCAAAACGATATGATGACAGGTAAATCTGTTGTAACCTTCTTAAATACCGATCCAGGAACACGTTTCGATAAATCGAATATTATTTATGCGTCATAATAACAATACGAAACAATGCCATTCTTAGTAGAATTAAAAACAAATTTAAAGTCTTTAAAATACGGAAACGATAGACCTGGTGGTGGATCTTCAAATCAACCGTACATTCAATTTCCAATACAGGACGAAACTACGCCTTCTACAATAGTGGAACTTTATAATTCCAATAGAAATAGTTTGGACTATCCAGTAAGAGGCGGAGGATTAAATTTCCAAGTTGGAACTCAAAATTTTACTTTAGCAAGTCAAATAGACAAATCAAGAATAAAAAAATTCTTCGAAGACAAACCAAGGGGAACTGCATTTATTCAAAAACAATCGCAACTACAATACTCTAATCCAAAGACAGAAACCGGAAACACGCTATCAGGAATAAATCAAGTATTGCCTTTACCAGGTTTACTCGAAAACACAAGAGTTTACAACGCCGGCAAAAATACATTAGATCAAGTTGGTTTACAGGGTACCGGCTATCACCTAAAGAGACACGGTACTCAACCCTTTAACCTATTCGAAAAGCAATACATTGATATAGTAGGAGCTCAAACCTTGGCCAATGCGTCTACAATCGGCCGTATTAATAGGCTATTGATACTTCAAAAATTGAAACTATCAAAAAATACAAGTCAATTCAGTAGCGTTGGTAATAACTTAGACTTAAGCAGAGTTAATAATTTAGGAATATCTCTAAATCGTAATATTCTATTTCAATATTTGGGTGGACCAGGATCAGCTTACGGTATCGGTTCCACAACAATAAAAAGAGCGGTAGACACAACTAAAGTTACTTCAATAAACGCAATGACTTACGATGCGTTAATGGCTCAAAAAGGTTACGCAATTGATGGAATTCAAGATTTTAGAACTAAAGTAGACTTCTCTAACTCTTTACCGTGGTCATTTAAAAAAGACAGCATGGAAAATAGATTGAATATGGGAAATCCTGGAACTAAACAAAAACCGGCTGATTATAGGATTTCTGCATCTACGGATAAATTAAGCATGTTAAACTCTTACTTATTCAAAAATGATAGCGCTCCTTGGGAATCAAATACGGATAGTAACAAAGATCAAATAAAATTTGTATTCGAAGCAATTTCTAACGACAATCCAGATTACTCTACAGCTATATTTTTTAGAGCGTTCTTAAGTTCAATAACCGATAACAATTCAGCCGAGTTAAACGCTTTTAAATATTTGGGTAGAGCAGAAACTTTTAGAACTTATCAAGGTTTTGACAGATCAGTTTCTTTTAGTTTTAAAATAGCGGTTCAATCAAGAGCAGAATTAAAACCTTTATACAGCAAGTTAAACAATCTAATAAGCCAAGTATATCCTGATTATAGTAAAAATGGATACATGAGAGCGCCAGTAGTTAGACTTACAATTGGAGATTATTTTTACAGAACTCCTGGATTTTTGGAAAGCGTAAACGTAACTATAGACGGCACGACTTCTTGGGAAATTAATTTAGAAAATAGTACAGATGTTGCTCAATTACCTCACTATGTGGATGTGAATATTTCGTTTAAGCCAATATTCGATATACTACCAAAAAGAAATACAGAGCTTAATAACGCTGCATTGATTACAAATTCTGATGGGTCTTTCTTAAATAGTATAGATACTTCTAATTTATTACGAGATCAAACAAGAGATTTAATAAATAATAGTATTCGTACAATAAATGATAATCTATTTTTAGCAGAAAATATAAACGAACAATTATTAAGAAACCAAATTGCCTCGCCTCCAAATGTACCAGACGGAACTATAGACACTGATCTTTTAATAACAACAGGATAATGCCATACAGATACCAAAATATACAACAAGCTAAATTTAACGATACAGGAAGTCAATACTATTTGAATAACATATATCCGGACATTCCTTTCGCTAATACTGATAACTATGTCATGACAACAGCGGGAGATCGATTGGATTTATTGGCATTCGATTTTTACGGAGACATTTCTTTGTATTGGATCATAGCATCGGCTAACGGTTTGCCTGGAGACTCTTTGTATCCAACTCCTGGCACTCAATTAAGAATACCCACAGAAGTTCAATCGATATTAAACGAGTACAAACTTATTAACAACGTAAGGTAAATGGCAGGTTTAAGCAATAAAATATCAAACATAATAGGAACCAAAATTCCTACGTATATCTACAATCAGTTATTAGCAAGATCAGATAGAAATAGCTTGCCAACTAGGGACAACGATAACATTAGATACCTAGCAAACAAATCAGCGTGGATACGATTGGTTTCTTCTGTTAATATTTCTCAAAACGACATAAACTACTTTAATAAAGGTCTTGGAATAAACATAAGCAACCCAGAAGACTTGGCAAAAAACTACATATTATTTGCTGGCACTTCCAAATACAGACCGTCGACTAATGATAACGCATTTGGCTACGATTTAAGGTCTGGCATTAAGAACGATGGAGCCTACAATTTATTCAACGATAAAGAAAAACAAGAGTACGGTTTAAGACCAATGCCAGGTATCACTAGCGTTAACATAGAAACTCAAGGCGCTTTAGGTTCTGTAAGAGGCGCTACAATTAATTTTAAAGTTTGGGACAAAGATCAATTGGACGTTATGGACGCTTTGTATTTCAAACTTGGATTTACAATGTTTTTAGAGTGGGGAAATACATTTTTTTATAAAGGCGTAGATTCTATAACTTCTAAACAAACAGACGACGTACTTCATTCCACAGAAGATTACAGCATAGATCCGTTTTCAAAAGGACTAACAAAAGAAGATTTAAACTACAAGATAGGTCAAAATGTAAGAGAAACTGAGGGCAACTACGACGCAATGTTGGGTGTAGTTAGCAATTTCAACTTTTCTTTTAATCAAGCGGGTGGCTACGATTGTACTTTAAAATTAATGGCTCTTGGATATTTGGGAGATTCTATAAAAATTAACCATCCATCAATTCTGCCCAAGATATTAGAGCAAGAAATAAAACAAGTCGAGAGTATATTAAGCGCAATCGAAGCTCAAAAAACAAAGGAAGAAAAAGACAAATTAGATAAGGCAATAGCAGAAAAATTAGCGACAGATCTTCAAGGAAAACGATCTCTTTTACAATACTTAAATAATAAAGTAACTCCGGGTAGAGATAACGAACCTAATCAAACAGATCAAAAAACTATTTATGACGCAGCGGGAATATTTAACTCCAACACACCTGCAAATGCTGCACTAAACTTATTTACTGTTTACAACAGTTTTGATTTTATCTATAATAAAGATTTATACTTACAAAAATTTGGAGTAAGAATACCTTCAGAAAATGTATCCGACTACATAAGCAAAGTTTCTCTAGACAAAGAATTAGTAAAAAGAAAACTAGATTTACCTAGATTTTTTAAGCCAGCAGTAACCGGTCTTACAATCGGAACGCCTACCACTAGTTTATTGGATTACATAATAAGCAATAGAAATATAGCTTTAGAAGGAGATCTAGATAAATTAAGAGTTTACACAGTTCCTTCGTATAGCGGAAATAACGGAGATACATATAGCATAGCTATATCAATACTATTACCCGCAAATGTAAACATTGTTGATCCTGAAGCTAGATTTAAAAGCGTAATAGATAATATTCTTAATAAAGAATCTTTTGATTTTAAGGATATTAAATTACAACAAGACTCTAGTGATAAGAAAAAATTCACTTTGAGATTAAGCGGAAAATCTGGTTTTGTCACAAGTTATGTAAAAAAAGATAAGAGCGTTACTCAAGACGGCGTTGTATTTACTGATAAAGTGACAAATAGTACAATTGAATCGTACGCTGATTTTACTATTACTATAGATGATACAGCTTTAATATCTGATGTGGAATTGAGCGCCTTAGTAAAAGATCCATTTACAGACTATATTAAAAAATTAAGCGCACAAGATCAAATTGAAAAAACAGCAGCATTTGAAGATGAAAATGAAGGAGACGTTACAAGTTTACAAGATAAAATAGGAACTTTTTATAACTCTTCTTTGGAAGTAATTCTTAGAACTATTCAAATACACTGTTTTGGAAAAGCCATAAAAGACAAAGGATCAGATATACAAAAAAAGGTGTATAAAGTAGCTTTAGCAACAGACGACATAAGAAAAGATATATTTTCAGAGGGCATTTTTGCTAATCCTATTTTAGATGAATTAATATCTAATAAAATAGACGACAATGCGTATATCAACACTCCAAGCAATCCAGACGATAGGCTAAAAGTATTCTGTAAATATGGGTTTAACACCGATCTTTTGGCAAACAAAATAAAAATTGAAGAGTTAAAAGATAAACAAGTCAATTACACAGAACTATTAAACTGTTTTGTAGTTCCTTACGAAATAAATACTCAATTAGAAGTCGGTATTTCAGTAACTCACCCAGTATACATGCAATTTGGTTTGTTATTGATGGTTCTAAATCATATGTGTACTATTTACGATAAAAAAACTGGAGATGACAAACAAACTCCTTTAGTATACATAGATTTTAATCCAAACACGAATTTTTGTTTAAGCAATAATAAACATTTAAGTACAGATCCTTTTAAATTTTTAATCCCTATAGAAGGAAATATATCAGAAAATTACTCAGAGCTTTTTGATAGCGCTATATTAACCGCAGATAAACAAAGCATAGCTAAGCTTCAAGAAAAAGATAATACAATACCTCAAACAAAACTATTCACTGCAGACGATAACATATTATCTAAACAAATTCCTCAATTTAAAGTTGATGGAAAGAACGCTTATAGAGGAAGCACAATGAATGTGCTATTGAGCATAGAATACATTTTAAATCTGGTTAAACAATACAGCGCCAAAGACGAACAAGGAAGCATATATCTAAAGCCTTTCTTGGAGCAGATAATTTCTGATATGAATAAATCCCTTGGTAATTTCAACTTATTTAGACTTGCTTACAACGATGCAGGAAATACATACCATATAGTAGACGATCAGTTCGTTCCAGGAACAGCAGAAGACAATTTCATATCTAAAGACGGAAAAACCGAACTTCCTTTGTACGGATTAAAGTCTATTGCTAAAAGCTTAGAAATAAAAACAGAGATTAGTACTAAGTTGGCAAACATGATAGCAATATCTTCTAACGCGGATAGTAAATACGCAAATTCTACTAACGCTACTGACACAGGCTATATTAATACAGGCTACACCGATAGGTATATAAATAATAAAACAGCGATAAATAATCAATTAACAGCTTCAAAATCAAACGCAGCAGTAATTAATTCAGCTATAAAATTTGATCAAACGATAAAAGAGTTCTACGGAAGTATTAAACCTTCTACAGACTCAGTTTCCTTTGCAACAAATTATTACATAAATAAAATGTCAAAGGTAAAGAGCGAAGAAACAGGGTCAAGAGCGTCAGCGCTAATACCGGTAAGCGTTAATTTTACTACTGATGGAATCTCTGGTATGAACATAGGCCAAGGCTTTACCATTTCAGATAAATTTTTGCCTTACACGTATAACGAAAGAAATGTAGTTAGCATGGCCGTACAAAAAGTTGGATTCGTTATACTAGGAGTTCAGAACTCTTTTGAATCAAACCAATGGAATACCTCTATAAGAGCAAACATGATATTCTTGAAAGACGCAGACGATTTTAATTCTTCAGTAGCGTATCAATATAGTAAGACTAATGAATTTAAGGGAACTCCAGCAGAGAGTCAAGCGACGTATAATTCTGGAGTTAAAATAGGAAAATACGAAAATATAAGATTCTTTCCTACTGTTGATACCACTAAAATAAATGATCCGGTATTAAGAGACGTGAATGCAGCGGCAAAAGCAGCCAATGTTGTAGTTACAATAGGATTCGGAGTAGAAGGTCATACTAGTGGCAGACACGTAGTAGGCAATGCTGTAGATATAAATTACATAAACAGTAAAATAGTTAGTAAAGAGAATCAAGCGTTAGTAGAAACATTTACTGACCAATTAAGAAAGCTGGGTTACGCATATAACGCTGAAATACCATATCAAAAAGCGTTTCTAACATTTGGATTTAAAGACCACGACAATCACGTTCACGTATCAAATAAAGGAGCCTAATTTATGTTAAGATACTATCCCATATCAAGAATTCACAAAAACAAATCTGCTCAAGCTGGTCAATTCCAATTGGACGGCAAAGATTATGTGGGTCCTTACTACGAAACATTCGACGGAGATTGCTATACCGGAAACGATCCAATCACTGGAAAAAACGAATTGTTAAAACCTATTTCTAGCTTACAAATATATCCAGTGTCTTCTCACTTCGATCGAAACAATTTTGTACCGAATAGTGTAAGAAAACAAATAGCAATTCAAGCAAATTTAAAAAGCGTGAATGATAGTGAACCCATACCTTATTATCCAAAACCTTTGTCTACAGATTATAAAAAGGGGTACATTATTAGATATTTCACAAAGAAGATCAACAGCAAAGGCTATATAATGGAAATTTCTGAAGACGGATACAATAGCATTATTAATGGTACAGCTCAGTTCGATGTGTCAATGTACCAAGCCTTAAAAATACTTTGGAAGATATCAGGACCATTGCGCACGGTTAGATTATCACAATACGACATTAGAGAGGGAATTGTAGAAACAAACACGAGATTAACAACAATATCAGAACCTAATTTTTTGGGAATCATAGATTTCATTGGTGGTGACTACACTAAGTTCGCAATACCCACTTCGTAGATTAATTGAATACAATCAATTGGATTGGTTATATTTAGTTCAAATTAAAAGGTTATGTATTTCATTGTAGAAAGTTTGTCGCAATTCGGCAACCTTGATATTAAAGACGAGTGTTTCGTACAGCTTATACCGGGCAACGATAGAGTTCACCCGAAGTTGACGTACCCAAGTTTACTGTATTACAACGATGGTGAAAAGGGCTACATATTTCCTTTCAAACACTCTGAAAGCTTTTACTTGGATTTTAAAATGGTTCAAGAGTTTTTAAAGCTTCACAAAAAAGTATACCTATTAGATAAGAAGTTTCACTCTTACTTCTTAGATTTACCTAACGCTATAGATCTACACTTCGTTAATCTGGATCAAACGAATGAATTTAACCAGTTCGATTGCGATACCAATTTACACCACGATTTTTACTCGCGTTATGGGCAGCTTCCCATTACGAACGAAATAATACCGATATCGAAGCACTACGAACGATGTCAATGCTTGTACGAATACGTTAAAGGCTACTTCGGTTTAGAAACAGATCTACAGACTCAAGAGGACTTCATTAGCGCGTACAAATCTGTCGAGGAGAATCCAATAAAGGTAGACGTAAACTGTTTGGCAGATAAGTACCAGATTCACGATCAGAGCTACTCCATACAATCGGATAAGATGTACTCTTGTTATAATCTGTACAATCTAACTGGAAGACCTACAAACTCTTTTAACGGCATTAACTTCTTGGCCATTCCAAAAGAGAACGATTTTAGAAGCTGCTTTTTACCGTCAAACGACTTTCTTGTTGAATTTGACTTTGATGCGTATCACTTGAGGCTAATAGCTAAACTTATAAATTTTGAATGTCCACAAGAGTCTTTTCACGAATATCTTGGTAAAAGCTATTTCAACAAAGAGCAACTCACAGAAGACGAGTACAAAGAGTCCAAAACTATTACGTTCAAACAGCTTTACGGCGGAGTGGATAAAAAGTACAAACACGTAGACTTCTTCGCTCAAATGGGTTCTTACGTAGACGAGATGTGGAAGCAGTACAGTAAGCAAGGCGGTTATAAGTTACCAACAGGCAGAATAATCAAGAAGGACGATTCCATGACTAAGTACAAGCTGTTTAACTACGTGGTGCAAAACCTAGAGACTAAGGAAAATATTTATAAGATACAAGAGATTCAAAAATATCTTAAAACGACAGTCGCCAAGACCAAGCTAATTCTGATCACATACGACTCGTTTCTATTTGATTTCAGCAAAAAGGATGGAAAAAAGACGCTAGAGGAGATTAAAACCATATTGGAAACAGGCGAAATGAAGGTAAAACACAAACATGGGACCAGCTATGCATTCTAAACTAATTACAAATATTTATTAAACAAAGGTTATGATACAATCAAACACACTAGAATTAACACCAGAATCGCTTATGAACAAGCTGTTTTGCACATTCGCTAAAAAAGAGTTATTAGACGAAAGGTTGCAAGAAATCAATAAAGAATACAAGATACTTTACAATAAGATATTCGTATTGGCTTCCCCGGAGTCTGACGAGTACATGTGCACATACAACATCGAGATAGAAGGACCTAACACCAAGATCCTACCGAATACTATTTTATTGCACAGAAAGAAAGACTCAAACACGCTATACACCATTAACGCCCTTAATACCCTAATCAAAAGTTTGAATAACGGAGTATTGGACAATAAGTTTATGGTTAACTGGCCTGACTATAGGAACTCTATCCTATTGACCCAAGGCGAAGATCTAAGAAAGCTAAACACCTCTATCCACAAGATAGTTGCCGTATAATTCACTGAAAAATAAATTTTTTTCTTTCGATTATTTTTAGTATATTAGCTATATAATAAATTATTTAAACAACAGTTATGGACATTTCTCAATTAAAGTCTAGGCTCGCCTCCCTACAAAATCCAAGAGGCGGACAGAAAAAGGATTTCAGTTTAACAATCTGGAAACCTACTGTAGGTAAACACTTAGTTCGTATTGTACCATCCGCGTACGACAAATCGAACCCATTCAAGGAATTATTTTTCCACTACGGCATCAACAACAAGACAATGATTTCTCCGACTTCTTACGGCGAAAAAGATCCAATCGTTGAATTCGCACAAGGCTTAAGAAAGAGCGACGATTGGCAGTCAGCTAAGAAGTTCGAACCAAAATTACGCGTATTTGTTCCAGTCATCGTAAGAGGCGAAGAAGAGAAAGGCGTAAGATTGTGGGAATTCGGCAAGCAAGTCTACATGGATTTGTTAGCAATCTTAGAAGACGAAGACGTAGGCGATTTCACAGATCCTATTCAAGGTCACGACATTACAGTCGACACAGCTGGTAAAGAAACCACTGGATTAATGTACAACACTAGTACAGTAAGAGTTAGAACAAAAGTTACTGCGTTATCAGAAGATGCTGACAAAGTAAAGTTATGGTTAACAACTCAACCAGAGCCTAATACTCTATTTAAGCGTTGGTCTTACGAAGAGATGAAATCTGCTTTAGGCGCTCATTTGAACCCTGAAGAAGAGATCAAACAAAACGCAGACGTAGTAGTTGAAAAAACTGCACAAGTAGGAGATTTACCTTGGGAATCAAAAGAAGAAGCAGTTAAACCAGCTTTCACTTTGAA